CCTGCAGGGGCTGTCTCAGGCAGTGTGTTAAGGTTTGCCTCAGATAAAGTCCATCCGAACTTAGCAAACTTCTGTCCTCGTTCATCCATTTTCTTCCTCATATTTCTCTAAATACCTAAGTGCTCTAGTCACACCTTCAATATCATCACCTAATTTTCCTATACCAGTGTTGCAAAAATGACACAGGAAACCTCTGTACTTGCCTGTCTTGTGGTCATGGTCAAAGTGTAAGCTGTCGCTCTGCCTACCACAACACTGACAGAAACCTGTGTTCAGGTGTTCATACTTCTTTCTTTCTTTTCTTCTCCAATTTCTACCCTCGTTAGAGCAAGCTGAACATACTGTATCTCTTGAGTCTGTAGCTAGTCTATGTCTCCTATGGAATCTGTCTATTGGTTTCTCTATGTTACACGATCTGCAAACTCTTGTCTCAACGATAAGCTCTAGCTGATTCTCTTTCATAATCAATATGGCCTTTCGTTTTCTCAAATGGTTTCCATCCTGCTTCCCATAGTCTTTCTATCCGCATCTTTGGTGAGGCAGGGTTGAACTCTATGAAGTCGTAGCACACTAGCTCAGGCTCTTGCTTTGACCAGTCTACTTGTGTCTTGGCATGTTTCTTTTGTGCGTTGGTCACGTTGCTGTACAGTGTACCGTCAGCTTTCTTTCTGTACTTGATACGGTTGACTTCCTCTAGCTTGGGTGGGAAGTCCTCTTGGAAAGCATCCTCAAGGTGTGCCTTGCGTTGTTCTATCTCATCAAGTAACTCTTCAGCCTTGGTCTTGTTGAAGTAGAAGCCGTTGTCTGTCATGGTCTGACACAGTATTTGTATGTCATGCTCACACTGTATAGCCCACTGCCAATCAGGATCATGTATTACTTTCTTGAACTTATCGTACACTCTTAATGTAACTGTCACGTCCTGATGACAGTACTTGATCATCTCATCTGACAACATTGAGAAGTCTGAGAAGTCCATCTTGAAGTTACCTAGTCTGATACCCCAAGCCTTGAGGCCATGCCCATGCTTGATGTCGAAGTCAACCAGTCTACTGACAATCAGTGTGTCAAGGACTGACTCCAAAGGTATCAAGTCTTTCTTTACAAGGCGATTAATAATAGGAACATCAAAACAGATTCCATTGTGAAATATAAACCTATCGTATCTGCTACAGTACTCAATGAATCTCTCCTTCTCTTCCTGTATTGTTGTTAGGTGAATAAATTGTTCCTTCTCACCTGTCTGCACATCCTCTGCACAGATGCACCAAATCTTTTCAGGAGTCAGTGATTCTGTCTCGATGTCCATAGCAACGATCTTATCTGTCATCATCTTCTCCTGTAAACTCTATCCACATTAACACAAGAACATTAAAAATCCAGAATATACTGTCACTTAAAATCTTTCTTCTGTTCATTTCATGTTCTTTTTCTAGTAAATATAGTATTGTCTTGACGTGTACGTAATATAAAAACACGCCAAAGAAATATATAACTGCTGCAAAGGCAGCGTAGGGATCAATATACTGCATACTTTTCTTTCAATGTAAAGGAGTCAGGGTCAAACTGTAGCTGCCCTGCGTATCCTGTGGGGCCGACTGGCCTGTTCTTGGTTACTAATAGTTTGGTTGTGTTCCTCTCTTCTCTGTCCTCTGACATCTTGTCACGCTGTAGATCAACTACAACTGAGGCACGTTGCTCAATCATACGACAGTACTTTACCTGACCGTCATCGTTTGTGTGTCCTATTGTCACAATACCTACACCCAACTCTGCTGCAAGCTTGGATAGCCTGACTGACAGGTCAGCTAGGAACTGCTCCTTGCTATCCTCTGTACCTGCGTTGGCAGATATGTCTTGGATAGGCTCAAAGAATACGTAGTTGACATCACATGCTTGAGACAGATACCTGATCTGTGACAGTAAGTCAAGCGGATCGTCCTCGTCATTGAGGAAGAACTGGTATAGCCTCTCGTCCTTGGTCAGCTTGGTGATAGCCTGTTGCACTAGACTGTCAGCGTTCTTGTCCTCGATCAAGTCCTTGCGTGTCAGGTTGTCGTTCAACTCGTAGGATACCAAGCCAAGGATAGACCGTAGCTTAGTCTCTTCCATGTGCCACGTAGCTATCTTGATGTCAGGGTATTGACTGAGTATCCTGTACTCAAGGTAACGCATGAACTCTGTCTTACCTATCCCTGTCTGTGCTTTGAACAATGTGAAGTGCCCTTGCATCAGGCCAAGGCACATCTCATCGAACTCCTGCACCCCTGTCTCTACGTACACATGGTTCTCTGACTTGTTGTACAAGCCAAGGAATTGATCAGGTGTATTCAGTATGTTGGCAGGTGTATACTTTCTAGCATTGAACCATGCAGACTTGAATGTCTTGGCATGACCCTCTTGCAGGAACTCGTTGGCATCCTTGTACTTGTCAAGCTCCATGCGATAGACCTTGTTAGGGTACAGGCTTGCAATCTTTGCAGCTACTGAGTTACCTTGGTCATCGTGTTCGATAGACAATACTATCTTGTCGAATGAACTGAGGAACTTGTTTATCTTTTCCCATAGCTTGTGCGATGGTGTCGATGATGGCAGTGACACAACAGGGTTGTCGAACTTAGGATTGTGTAGCATCTGGTATGCTGACATAGCATCTAGCTCACCCTCTGTGATAGTAATGATCTTGCTTGTGCCACTGTTCCATAGGTTCATGCCAAACAACTCATCAGTCTTTAAATTCCTAGCACTGAATGTCTTTGGTAGTTGCCTGACCTTTACACCACCCGAAGGGTAGATGTACTCTTGGCGTACTGGTTCACCCTTACCATCTATGAAAGTCTTACAGTCGTAGAACTCCATAGTTTCTTTTGTGATGCCACGGTAAGCCATGTACATAGGCTTGACAAACTCCGTGACATTTGATTCTTGTTGTTGCATATCCCAAGATTCCTTGTTGTGTTTGTAAGTTGGATACTCTTCTTCTGCCCAGTTGTCAAGGTCTTTCATTTGTTTTGGGTAAGACCTGTTGCAAGAATGACACTTACCTGCCATAGTTTCTGTGTTGTATGAGAACGCATCACTGCTATCACAGTCAGCAGCAGGACATTCTTTGTGGCTGATCCAAGTCATATCAATACTCCCTTAGACTTACTCCATACACTTCTACTTTGTAATTGTCAAGCTTATTTCTTATTATGTCGTATAAATGATCCTCAAGTTGTACCACTTCGTCTGTTCTTTTACCTTCTAGTATTTCTTTGAACAACTCAACGACAATTTGTCTTATGTAAAACTTAGTCTCAGAATCAATCTCCATATCTAATACTCCTCTGTTGCAAGAACTGGTTCTTCTGCTAGGCCACAGAAACATTCCTTCTCTTTCAACTCAGCAATCCTTTTGTATGCTGCTTGTAGTTGTCCTTGTAGCTCTAACACATTTCGTTCTATCAAATCAATTTTATCTGACATTTCTAAGATTATCTTACGATTCTTCTCAGCTTCCATTTCATCAGGTAGCATCGTCAGTCTCCTTCAGTATGAACCTAAAGTAATAGTTGTGTTCATCCTCGATGTCCTCAAGCACCCAATCAACTGGCTTGTCCTTGACTGCTTCCCTTAACATCTCTATCAGTTCTGCTTCCGTCAACTTTCCACTCCTCTACTTCTGTTACGTAGTAATCTTCACCAAGCTGATCAACGATCTGTCCTACACTGTAAGCCTTGATGTATAGGGTCTTGTACACACTGCTCCTTAGATCAGTCTTCAGTTGTACTTGGTAATTCTTCATCATGTGTACTCTCCTTGAATTTATCTCTGGCTACACCTGTATCCTCAGATAGTTTGTCAGCTATAGCCTTTTCAATTTCTTTATCTCCAAAGTCAATTATTATTTCCATTAGTCCATCCTTTCGAAGGTTGTATTAGTACGTATTCGAGCTTAGATTCTTTGAACATACCAAGTATGTCCTCACAATAGCTACTCTCATTACCTACTGTTGCTGTTACTTTTTCTTTTGTTTCATCAGAATACTTTACTATTACATCATAAAACATTTATTTTTCCTCTTGACAAATCAGAGAATGTTGGTATACTAGGGCTGTCCTTTGGACAGGGTACTATTAGAAATTAGGATACCAAAGCTCACCATCATCCATGTCTCTTTTTATTTGTTCCTTCTCAGGCAAGTATAACTCTACTACGTCATCCTCACCCATCCATTCAGCATCATCAATGATCCTTGATATATCATTGTAGTACTGGTCAATGGGGATAACCTTAGCTATCCCCTGAGTTTGTTTATCTTTCATATTTATCCTGCAAAGTGTTGGAATTTTCTTGCTGTTGTACGATTACCCTTAGTCTCAAAGTAGATCGAACGCTTGCCTAAGTGATAGGCTTTCATGCAAGTACCGTTGATGATACCATAGCGTCTTTCAATCTTACGCTTGCGTGTAAGACCCTTGATCCCTAGGAAGTTGAACCTAAAGCCTTGGGTGTTATCGTTTAGTGGTTTAGTTGCGAATAGTACAAACATTGTTTACTCCTTTTCTGTTTGTAGTTTGGTTAATAACTTTTGGCAAACCTTTTTGTTTCTTGATATGATAATAATCTTTCCTTGCTTATCATAGACAATGTATTTGCCTGATTTAGTTTCTTTCATAATACTCATTAGATGTCAAGCCTTAGTTGTACTGGTTTTTCAAATACTTCTTGTAGTCTTGGGTGCAGCACCTCACTGAACTCTATGTCACAGAAGTTACCACAATCAGGCATGACTATCTTTGTCTGTCTACCTGCGTTGGGG